GCGCGGTCGCATTGCGCGCCGTACGCGCGCCCCAGGGCCTGCGGCCCTGGAAACGGAGTTCGCTTCGCTCACAAAGTATGTGATCCTCGGTCCTTCGGACCTTGGATCGAGGCTCAACGCCTCAGAAAATGCGCGCGAAAGGCCGCAAGACTGCGCGCGATGGGCCGCAAGACTATCGCCACCGGTCCCGATAATGATCCACTAACCGCGAACCAAGGGCCTCGATCATCGATCCAACACTCTCGAACCTCGAACCTTTGCCCGCAATCAACCCGCCACGCGCTAAAGCCGGCCCCTGATCCCCCTCAAATAAAAACACCGAGCGAGAAGAGAGGCTCTTGACCAAGAAAAAACTTAGACCACCGCGAGCGTAATAAGCCATATGCCACGCAACCTGATGGGGTGTTATGCGGAGGGCGTTACTCTTGCTTACTTTGAGTTCCGCCCAAAACGGCATTCCGTCCCATACAACATGGACGTCAGGAACGCCGCCGCCATGGCTGTTTTCAATCCTCGTCGCGAACGCTTCCTTTGGCATATTCTGCCGGATCGTAGCCCAAAAGTTCGCCTCCGGTCCCTTGCTCATCGACCACCTCCGCGTCTTCCACACCGTCCTGTATTATGAACGCCTGAGGATATTTCTGTTGCAGAACAGCGAGGCGCGAAACGATCTCATCTCGGGACAGCTGGTCCATCGTGTTGATGTTCTCTCGACGATCGATCGTCAAGCCGCCAAGCGCAGATCGGATCTTCTCTGCGTTCACCGCCGCCGAAAACTGCCCTGCATCCTCGGCCCCACGAGACAGGTGGTAGAAGCGTTCCAGCTGGCCAAGAGTTGTCACCCCGTAGCGGCGCTCCCGCTCGTCACGCAGTTCAGCGATGTATTCCACAACATGTGGGTAGTCTCTACCGTTTAACAGAACAGAGGCCTGCTTCGCAGCAAGGTCTGGAGAGTATCCCGCCTTCCGCGCACACTCAGCGTTGGAGTAGATCCCCTCCACGATGTGCTTCGCAAACGTCACCTGACGAGCGGTCAGGGTGCGATCATGCTGCTTCTCAATCTTCTTCTTCACTGACGGCATTGAGCCCTCCTGCAAGCCATGTTATAAACGCTTGTGCTGACACGATAATATACCAAAACGAGGCCAGCAACTGTTTACAAAGCGGGTTAGCCCACCGTAAACAGCCCCACCAAAAGGCCAACAAAATAACGACGCAACTGTTTACGGTTGTGTTTACACTTCATTTTCAAAGTGTAAACAGTGTAAACAGCGAATCACCCCTACAGTTGAAAGCCACCTCCCCGCGCATCTTTCGCGTGTCCTGTTTACATTTCAAGCGTAAACAGTTTACGGAGAACAAATGCAGAACTGTAAACACCCTTTTCCCAATGATTTCAGGCCCTTATAGGGTGTTTTTCCACAGGTGTTTACGCTGTTTACACTTTTTTTAAAAACGCAGGGCAACTTTTATTTTTTCTGTAGAAATACTTCCTATACAGAAAAAGCCCCTTGGACCAAGGTCCGAGGTCCGCGCTGCTCGTTCCAGCTGTCCGCGCTGCTCGTTCCCCGCAACTACTCCCCCTGCACAAAAGCGCTTGCTTTGTCTACATAAGTCCGATACACTTTCAGTGTAGTCAATCAACCAAGGAGACTAAGATGTACATCGTAGTTTATACAGACAAGAACCGTGTGATCGATCGTTACATCGACCGCTTTGTTCTGTTTGATACCGCTGCTGAGGCGCAGGAGGCCATTGATCATCTGAAGAGCAAGCCGGAGGTTTATTGCTGGGCGCTGACGAAGGTCATGGATGCGTCGGAGCCTCACTGGACGGACGACGATGGCTGGCCCAAGGCGAAGCGTCCATTCACGCAGGATCACATGCGCCCGATGGATGAGATCTTGGACGAGGCCTTTGCGGCGGTGTTCAAGGAGGAGACGTCATGATCAAGGTCCCATCGTTAATAGAGGAGGAACTAAAGGCCTGTGGAGTGCCGTATGAGATCAAGGACGGCAGCAAGCACGTTAAGATATATCTAGGCGGGAGACTGATTGCGATTAGCCCAAAAGGCAAGAATGTGAGACAGTCGAAAGACAGGCGGGCACTTCTCAATATACGAGCGCAGATCCGCAGAGTAGCCAAGGAGATAACAGAATGAAAATGACCAACCACATTATCTATCTGCAAGAGACCTACCAGATGGAGGAATGCCCTCAGTGCCGAGGTGCGGGGCAGTTGGAGTATGACGTCCCGAAGCCGCATGCCGGTGGCTTCAACGAGGGCTACATCGACACGGAATGGGGCGACTGCGAATTGTGCGAGGGCCGAGGAGAGGTGATCAAGCCCTGCCCTGCGTGTGGCGAGGACATGAGTTTGTGGGACACAATGCATGGGATCGTGTGCCAAGCTTGTCAGGAGGAAGAGGCATGAAGTGGTTTACGCTGCTGGTCTTCACCTATGTGTACGAGGGTGAGGAGTTGAGGACGCCGATCCTGTTCAAGGACGAGGAGACGTGTGAGGTTGCGCTGCGGGCTGCGAATCCGTTGTACGGGGTGCTCTATGGGGTGTACCGTAACAGCATGGTTTCGTGTGAGCGCACAGACATAGCGTCTGGGTACACGGTTCGTCCGAAGGCGCGGCCATGGAAGTAAAGTTCTGCCTTCTGCACTGGCCTCGGAACCCAGAGTCCCTCGAACTATGGCAGCAGGTCCACGCCTTGGCGATGCAGGGTCTGACGGCTCGTGAGATTGCGGAGCGTCTGGATATCACAGTCAATGTCGCAACGCAGCGCGTTTCTCACCTCGTGCGTCACGGCCTGCTGCCCAAGGCGGCGGAGCGCAAGGCCAAGCGTCGGAAAGAAGCGTGGTCCAAGGTTCGACGTCTGACATACGAGCACGGGAAGCTGCATGGATCGATGAGCCAAGTCATCGACTGCCTGAACATCGATCAGGCGGAGTGGTTGTTCAACAATACGCCGGCGGGTGCGACGGTGGCTGAGTTCATCGCATCTATTATCGTGGATACATATGAGGAGGAGAGAGATGGGGATTGATACGAAAATGAAAATCCTAGTTGCCTGCGAGTATTCTGGTCGTGTTCGTGACGCCTTTATCGACAGAGGGCATGACGCAATTTCGTGCGATCTGCTGCCGACTGACGCAGAAGGACCGCACTATCAGGGCGATGTGCTTGATATGCTTAATCAACCGTGGGATTTAATCGTCATGCACCCCCCATGCACAGCTTTGACTGTGGCAGGGAATAGCACCTACGGGGAAGGCCAACCAAAATACGCAGAGAGACTTGCTGCTGTGGAGTGGACAGTAGCGCTGTGGGAAAAGGCCAAGTCGGTATCACCGCGCGTCTGCTTGGAAAACCCAGTTGGTGTTCTGCGGCGTCTTGGTGGTATGCCAGCGCCGCAGTTCGTGCAGCCCTATCAATTCGGACACATGGAACAAAAGAAGACCGGATTGTTTTTGCACGGTCTGCCGAAATTGGTCGAGACAAACAACGTCTACGCCGAAATGATGAAGCTGCCGAAGAATAAACGTGAAAGGTTGCATTACCTGCCGCCATCCTCCGACCGATGGAAACTCCGCAGCATCACATACCAAGGAATTGCTGATGCAATGGCAAATCAATGGACTGCACATGGGGGCGGGCAATGAAACGATCTGGCAATATCGTGGCAGACATAAAGGCTGCCGTGGACCCTGCAAATTATGACCTTACCAGAGCGGAAGGTCGCGCCGATTTTGATGATGCATTGCGAGCAGAAATATCTCGTCGCGCACCTGACGATGAAAAGCTGCGACGGCATGCTGGCGACATGCTTGGCATGTGGCGGCGGGAACTGTTTTGGGTGGAGGATCAGGGATGAGTGACGATCTGGAAACCAAGCTGGCGAACCTGATCGCTGGCGCGGAGACCGTGCTTGAGGAGTGGGATCGCGGCGATGAAGCCGCGTTCCGAGAGGCGATTGAAGAGATGCGCGCTGACGTAGCAGCGGCGAAAGGAGAGAAGTGATGAGTGACGTTGCCCGCCAATCCATGATGACGCCAGCCCATCAGGGGGAGTATCGGTTTCTCAAGGCGCAGGTCGATAGGCTGCAAGACGAGGTGTTCCGCAGGGACGCAGATCCGAGGGCTCAGGAGCGCCTGTTCTACGCACGGGAAGACCTCCGCCAGTTTGTATTGGCGCGTCGTCGAGAGGGCGTGAACATCTGAGATTTCGTGCGGGACGCAGTTCCACTATCAAGGAGGAGAAATGGATCCAAGACTAACGAACGTATCGTCGGGAGTTGGAGTACTACAAACATCAGGCCAGCAAAGGAGTCACCTATGAGCCAAACTTCTGATCTCACCGAAAATATTTTGGTAAAGAACGTCCTCATTGAGAACATCAGCTATGCGCGCAGTGCGTTTGGTGTGACGGCTGCTGGGGAGCAGGTCTTCATCAGCAACCGGATCGTCGACCGCCTCGGGCTTGAGACCGACATGGTTGTCAGCATGGAACTTCTCCCGAATTATCCGGACAAGCGGGAGCAGATCCCGTGGCGCGCGGTTCGGGTTAACATGGAGAAGGGGCCTGAGCCTACGCCCGCGACCCCCATCGACAAGGGCAAACTTATCGTTGATCTGATCGAGGACTACGGGCCCCTGCGGACGGCGACGATTGCAAGGCACCTCAATCTTACAGTGGACGAGGTATCGACTCTTCTCACTGGTCTCTTTTCGGAGAAGCGCATTGCCATGGCCGAGGTCTACAGCGATCCGGTCCAGAAACGGGCGTCAATTAGGGTGTGGGGGATTGACATCAACGACTTCGACCTGTCTATTGGTGACACCGACTGACCTCACCGCTGACTACGGGCCCCGCAAGGGGCCCTTTTTTTATCGCAGTCGGGTTTCGTTGGGCTTGCCGATCTTACCGAGGCGCGTCCGCTCTGGCTCCTTGGAGTAGCCACGGACTACAGTTGCGTTCGTCCGTGCCGATCCATTCTTCATAGCCTTGAGCAGGGCCTTGCCGTAATCCGGCAGAAGCCCTGTTAGTCTGTATAGTTCCTTCGCTGCGCCGTCGAGGCTCCGCAGTCCGCGGATGTGATCCACGATCACCTCTATAGCCTCGGGGCTGTATGTGCTCACAGCTTCAGGGGGGTTAGACTTAGCCATTTGCGGGCCTCTTCTCCTAGAACTTTGGCACCGATGTCGATCTTGAAACGCAGAGCGTCGACGATCTTCTCATCGATGGTGCCCTCGCTGATCAAGTCAACGTAGGTCACGGGGTTGCGTTGCCCAATACGATGGGCGCGATCCTCGGATTGGATCCGAGTTTCGAGGTTGAAGTCATTTGCATAGTATACCACAAGGTTCGCTTCTGTCAGCGTCAGACCGTAGCCTGCGGTGGCAGGGTTGCCGACGAAGAAGCGGAGAGGGTGGTTCGGGTTCTGGAAGTTCTTGACGATCTCGTTACGACGATCGTCTGAGGTGTCCCCGAAGTAGGCCGCTGAACTACCTTCACCATACCGCTTGTTCAGCATGTTGGTGATCCCTTGGATGTCGTAGCGGAAGCGCGACCAGATTATCGCCTTGCCGTCATGCTCGTCGAGGATCTCGGACAAAGCGTCCATGCGACGGGATGGGAACGTCAGGATCTCGCCGCTGTCGGTCTTCAAGTGGCCGGACATCACCTGTTGCAGGCGGAGCAGCTGCGTGATCACGGCAGGGGCCGTCACCATCTCGCCGCCGTCGAACATATGCAGCGCCATCTCTTTGATGTTCTGGTACATCTGGTACTGCTCCTCCGTCAGCGTGACGTAACGAGCAGTGTAGGTCTTCTCGGGTAGATCCAAACAGTCCTTCTTCAACACCCGATAGGAGAACATCTCTATACGAGCGGTCAGTTCGTCTATGTTTTTGTATCCGACGATCTGGGTAAAGGCCTTCGATCCCATCTTCTTCTTGTGGGTCACGGCGTAACGAGCTTGGAAACCCCAGTAGCTCTCGAAGCCCAGGAGCCCAGGGCGAAGGAACTCGCTCTGAGCATAGAGGTCGAGAGGGGATTTGGTCACGGGCGAGCCTGTCAGCAGCCGGCGATAGGCAAAGCCGGACGCTATCTTCATGAGGGCCTTGGTCCGCTTGGCCTTGTGGTTCTTGATCGTGGTCGATTCGTCGATGGCGATCAACCCACGCCGCCCGAACTTATTCGCCAGCCACTGCCCTGCCTGCTGCCCCTTGAGCGAGGAGAAAGCTTCGACGTTCATGACAAAGATTGTCAGGCCCTTGTACGGCGTTTGTACGGATCGGACTTCGTCCTTCTGCTTTTTTGTCCCACCGGATACCCAACGTATCACGCGGTGATACACGTCGTCGGACATGTGCTCGGGGATTTCTTTAGCCACCCAGTTTCGGTACACCCCCTTGGGAGCAATCACCAAGGCGAAGTCGATCTCACCTGCTTGGTACAGCATGCCGATATTGTCGATCAGGACCTTGGATTTACCTGTCCCCATCTCCATGAAGTAGCCAAACTCCTTCTTGTTTGCGCCGACGCTCAGTGCGGTCCGCTGGTGCTCGAAAGGAGGGAGCTTAAATTTGTAGTTGACAGTCATCACATATCTCCACTAAGGTCCACATATGGATCGCACAATCCCGTGCGTTTCGTCAACCCCTGAAGAGGACAAACTTATGAACGACATCTTTGAAGACATGTTCGACGAGAGCCATGCTCTGGCTAGCGTCGACACAGGGACAGGGCGGCAGCTTAGCGACCTTGTCCGAAAGCTGCGGAACGTCGAGGATCAGATCGCCGACGCAGAAAAGCATCTTACAATCCTGAAGGCGCAGAAGCACAAGATCTCCGTAGAGAACATCCCCGCCCTGATGGACGAGATGGGCGTGGAGCGTCTGGATGTGGACGGCGTGACAGTGACGCGGAAGATGATGGTGCATGCCTCCATCCCCGTCGAGCGTCGGGACGAAGCCTATGCTTGGCTTAGGTCCGAGGGCCTAGATGACATCATCAAGAACGACGTGGTCTTGTCCTTTGGTAAGGGCGAAGACAACATCGCTGGTGATGTAGTCGGGATGCTGCGTGATCGTGGCTTCGACCCTGACACCAAGACCCACATCCATCCGTCTACACTGAAGGCCTTTGTGAAGGAACGTGTGACGGACGGCAAACCCATTGACCTCGATATGTTCGGGGCCTTCATCGCCAATGCGGCAGAGATCAAGAGGAAAGCGAAATGAAAAAGATCACTTTTACACAGGACGAGTTTGTGGACATGCTCTCGATTTTTGATGTCGACCTGTCGTCCATCACTGCTCGGGACATCCTGCAGTTAGAGGAACTTACTCCGATCAAACGGGATTTAGTCCTCGCCATCACAGAGGAGCAGATTCAAGTCCACATTAAGACGCTTACAAACATTCTTATGGCGGACGCTGAAGAAGCACAGGAGACGATGCAATGAGCACCGCAGTAGCAACCGCCAAGGGCGTAGAAGTTTCCACCGATGTCCTCGACGACATCTTCGACACCGCTGGAGAAGGCGCTGCCTTTGACAGCAGTGAGATGCAGATCCCGTTCATTCGGGTGTTGCAGGCTCTGTCTCCGCAGCTGAACAAGAAGAAGCCGGAGTACATCGAAGATGCAGCGCAGGGCGACCTGTTCAACACCGTGACGGGTCAGTCATGGGCGGGCGAGGAAGGCATCACTGTGATCCCCTGCTTCCAGACCACGAAGTATCTGGAGTTTGTGCCGCGTGATCTGGGCGGCGGGTTCAAGGGCGAGCTTGCCGCGAATGATCCTGCTCTGCAGCGCACCACCCGCTCTGGGGCTAAGGAGATCCTGCCAAACGGCAACGAACTGGTGAAGTCTGATCAGCACTTCTGCCTCGTGGTGAATGAGGACGGCAGCTACCAGCCCGCTGTGATCGACATGAAATCCACGCAGCTGAAGGTGTCGCGCCGCTGGAAGACGCAGATCGCAATGCAGAAGATCAAGAACCCGAAGACGGGGGCGCTTGTTACGCCTGCTGTGTTTGCGACCATGTGGAAGCTGACCACGACCGAGGAGTCCAATGACCAAGGTTCGTGGAACAACTACCAAGTTGAGAAGGTTGGTCTGGTCACGAACCGCGACCTTCTGTTGGAAGCTAAGTCTTTCCGCGACTCGATCGCGGCTGGTGAGGTTAAGGCTGCGGCTGAGGACATGATGCCTGCGACGGCATCCACTGCCCCAGTCCGGGATGATGAGATCCCGTTCTAGCAGCCTTAGGAGGGCGGCGATAATCTGCTCAGGTCGTCGCCCTCCGTCAACTCTCACTAGGAGCCAAGCATGTCCGATGCAAAAAGAATGCTGGCTGCTTTCGTTGGTTCGAAAGTGGCCCACGGAACGACGACTGTCGGGCGCGTTGGACGGAACGGCAAGGCCGAGGCCGACAGCCGGATTGTCCGAGAGCCGCTGACCGTGGAGAAAGTACAGGCTCATCTCGATGGCAAGCAGGGAGTCGGTGCAATTCCGATCAACGAGGACAACAAGTGCAAGTGGGGCGCACTCGACATCGACGTGTACGACCTCGATCACAAGGCACTGCAAAACAAATTAATCAAGATGAAGCTTCCGTTTGTGCACTGCCGAACAAAGTCAGGCGGCGCGCATCTCTATCTGTTCTTGAAGGAGTACGAAGACGCGGCGGTGGTGCGGGAGTACCTGATCGAATACTCTGTGGCGCTGGGCTTCAGCGGCTGCGAGATCTTCCCGAAGCAGGACAAGATCCTGACGGAGCGGGGCGATGTAGGCAACTTCATCAACATGCCGTACTTCAAAGCCGACGAGACCATGCGCTACGCCTTCAACACCAAGGGCGAGGCTATGGAGCTCTCGGAGTTTCTGGATC